GATGTGCTTCATATTCCAGGACTTGGTTTTGACGGTCTGGTCGGTTATTCACCTATCGCTATGGCAAAGAACGCTATCGGTCTTGCGATTGCAGCAGAAGAGTATGGTTCAAAGTTTTATGCCAACGGTGCAGCGCCTTCCGGTGTATTGGAGCATCCTGGGGTTTTGAAGGACCCGCAGAAAATCAGGGATTCCTGGATGAGCCAGTTCGGTGGAAGTTCCAATTCCAACAAAGTGGCTGTTCTGGAGGAAGGCTTAAAATACACGCCGATTTCCATCAATCCGACAGATGCGCAGTTCCTGGAAACAAGAAAGTTCCAGATTGATGAGATTGCCCGAATTTTCAGGGTGCCGCCCCATATGGTCGGTGACCTCGATAAGAGCTCATTCAGCAATATTGAACAGCAATCTCTCGAATTTGTGAAGTACACACTGGATCCTTGGGTCATCCGGTGGGAACAGAGTTTGTCACGTGCTCTATTTACCGACGACGAGAAGAAAGAATACTTCTTCAAATTTAATGTGGAAGGACTTCTCCGAGGCGACTATCAAAGCAGAATGCAGGGATATGCCACAGCGAGACAGAACGGCTGGATGTCGGCCAATGACATCCGTGAGCTTGAAAACCTCGATAGGATTCCTGCGGAAGACGGCGGCGATTTGTATCTGATCAACGGAAACATGCTACCTCTTCAAAACATTACCGAATACAACGCCTATATGAAGCCGGGCGATGTAGATAACAACACAGAAAAGGAGGAAAGTTCGTCCGATGAAAAACAAGAAGTTTTGGAACTGGATAAACCAGACCGACACAGAGTCGGGACAGGCTGAGCGCGTCCTGGAACTGTACGGAACCATCGCTGAAGAATCATGGTTCGATGATGATGTGACTCCGCAGATGTTCCATGATGAGCTGTTCGCCGGTGACGGCCCTGTAACAATCTGGCTTAACAGTCCGGGCGGGGATTGCGTTGCTGCAAGTCAGATTTACGCAATGCTGATGGATTACAGAGGAAGCGTAACAGTCAAGATTGACGGTATTGCAGCCAGTGCAGCTTCGGTGATTGCAATGGCAGGTACCAATGTCCTGATGGCTCCCACTGCAATGATGATGATCCATAATCCGATGACGATTGCCTTCGGTAATCACGATGACATGGAGAAAGCCATCGAAATGCTGGATGAGGTCAAAGAAAGCATTATCAATGCCTATGAGATTAAGACCGGCATGTCGAGAGCAAAACTCAGTCATCTGATGGATCAGGAAACCTGGATGAATGCAAACAAAGCCATCGAGCTTGGTTTTGCAGACGATGTCCTGACGGATGAGAAAAAGAAGAAGTGCGATGATGCTTCTTTCAGTTTCTCAGGCAGAAAGGTTGAAATGGCCCTTCTGAACAAACTGACAGCCAAGTGTAAATCCGCAGAAAAAGCAGAGGAGCAGGAGCCTGTCGAAGAACCCAAACCCGAACCTCAGCCGGAGGAAACCGGCACACCTATTACCGAGCTCGAAAAGAGACTCGAACTTTTGAAATAATGGAGGAATTTCACTATGAGCAAGATTAATGAATTGCGCACTAACCGTGCAAAAACCTGGGAACAGGCTAAGGACTTCCTGGATTCCCACCGTAACGAAAAGGGCCTTCTGTCCGCAGAGGACACCCAGACCTATGAGCGTATGGAACAGGAAATCGTAGACCTTGGTCACGAAATTGAGCGTCAGGAAAAGCTCGATGCAATGGAACGTGAGATGCAGAATGCGACCAGCAAGCCCCTCACTTCCAAGCCCGACAATCAGAAACAGGATGAAAAGACCGGCAGAGCTTCCGATGCCTATAAGAAGGCATTCTGGAATCAGCTTCGTATGAGGGGTATTTCTCCTGAACTGAGAAACTCCCTTACCGAAGGCACTGACAGTGAAGGCGGTTACCTTGTTCCGGACGAATTCGAGCGTCAGCTCATCAAGGGACTGGAAGAGGAAAACGTCATTCGTGCTCACGCCCATGTCATTACCACTTCCAACGGACTTCACAAGATCCCGGTTGTGGCTTCTCACGGTACTGCTTCCTGGATGGAAGAGGAAGATGCTTATACCGAAAGCGATGAAGTATTCGGTCAGGTGAACCTGGATGCCCACAAGGTGGGTTCACTCATCAAGGTATCCGAGGAACTCCTGCAGGATTCCGCTTTCGACCTTGAAAGCTATATCCACGCTGAGTTTGCCCGCAGAATCGGTGCCAAGGAAGAGGATGCCTTCCTTAACGGTAATGGTACGCACAAGCCTACCGGTATTCTTAACGGAACCGGCGGTGCACAGGTTGGTGTTACAACCAATAGCGCCACTGCAATCTCTGCGGATGAGTTGATTGACCTGTTCTACAGCCTCAAGTCTCCTTACCGTAAGAACGCCATCTGGATCCTTAACGATTCCACGATCAAGGCAATCAGAAAGCTGAAAGATGGTACCGGAAACTATCTCTGGCAGCCTGCCATCAAGGATGGAGAGTACGATACCATTCTCGGTAAGCGTTACTTCACCTCCGCATTCGCTCCTGAAATCGAGGCCGGTGCAAAGACCATCGCATTCGGCGATTTTTATTACTACTGGATCGGCGACCGTCAGGGTATCAGCATCAAGCGTCTTAATGAGCTTTATGCCGGTAACGGTCAGGTCGGATTCCTGGTATCCAAGCGTCTGGACGGCAGACTCATCCTTCCTGAAGCCATCAAGGTGCTTCAGCAGAAGGCAAACTAAGAGAGTTAAAACGAACGGGGCAGTCACTTTAATCGGTGGCTGCTCCTGATTTATGGAGGAAAATACTATGAGCTATAATGCGAAAAACTATACCGAGCAGGGCGGCGAAGTCACCCATTTTGGCGGTAAAGTTGTTTTTGAAGAAGGCAGTGAAGTTGAGGGCGGTTCTTTTACTGAAGTGAAGACTGCTACGAAATCTCAGAAAGGTATCGTGAAGGTCGGCGACGGTCTGAACGTCAACTCCGGCACCATTTCTGTTGCGGGGGCTACCAAGACTGTGGCAGGCGGCGTGCTTGCTGTTGACGATCTGGAAGACTGTGCCGCAACCGACGTGGCTGGCATCAATGCCTTTCTCAATAACTATCTGCTTGTAAGACTTCGCTCTGCAGGCATTTTGAAGGAATAAAGAAAATGGCGGCATCAGCTTACGGGTTGGTGCCGTCCTTCTTTTGGAGGAACCCATGACCATTACATTGGCAGAAACAAAAACCTACCTTCGGGTAGATCATAACGATGACGACACGTTAATTGGCAGCCTGATTGATTCGTCTCTTTCCCTTTGTGCTGATGTTGCCCGTGTGACCGTTCAGGAGTATATCGATTCTACTGATAAGAAAACACTTCTTGCCTTGATGTATTCCATAGCATATTGCTACGAACACCGTGAGGAAGCTGACCATAAGAAACTCACCCTTGACCTTCGTGCGATTCTCGAAGGAATGAGAAAGGCGGCATTCTGATGGATATTGGCGCAATGAATGAGAAGATCACGATTCAGAAGAACGTGCCGACAGTAGATGCCATCGGAAACCACAGGGAAGTCTGGACGGATTACTATACCTGCCATGCAACGGTCAGCGGTGAGGAAAGCTCCGTAAGCTCTGAAGCTGCGGAAGCCGGTCAGCGTGTGGAGAAGGGCAAGATCGCCTTTACCGTCCGTTGGTGTCAGGCACTTGTTTCTCTGACTTCCACTGAATACCGCATTTCATTTCGAGGTGATCTTTACAACATCACCGGCATTGATCATATGAACTTCAAAAAGAAAAGCATGAAGATCATGTGCATGAAGGAAAGGCGATAGGTATGGAAAGAGTAACTGTAGACGGCCTTGCTGATGCTGTCATGAAAGGCTTAGAGGAATATGCCGAGCTGGCAACGGATGATATGAAGGAATCCGTCAAGAACGCAGGCAAATTCTGCAAAGAGCAGGTTTCAGCCGGAGCACCGGTAAGGACCGGAAAATATGCAAAGAGCTGGAAGAGCAAAACCACATCGGAAAACGCCAATGCCATACAGGTAACGGTGTATTCCTCAAACCGCTATCAATTGGCCCATCTTCTGGAGCATGGTCATGCCAAGCGAGGCGGCGGGAGAGTAAGGGCAATTCCTCATATCGCACCTGCAGAGGAAGCGGCAGAGGAAAAGCTCTTAAAAGATATCGAAAAGGCACTGGGAGGTTAAGCCGTGGAATCAATTGTTGCATTATTAGTCGCCATGGGCATTCCCTATGCCTATGACCATTTTGCGGAAGGTGAGTCACCTGACCCGCCTTTCATCTGTTATCTCTGCCCGGAGAGCAATAACTTCTCCGCAGACGGCAGAGTGTATAAGAAGTTTAATACAGTTCATATCGAGCTGTATACCGACTACAAGGACCCGGAAACGGAGCTAACGGTTGAGGATGTACTGGATGAAGCCGGTATCTTCTACAACAAGTCGGAAGTCTGGATAGATTCCGAAAAGCTCTATGAGGTCCTTTATTCATTTGAAAGAGAGGTTACGAAAAATGCCTAAGAACAAAGTGAAGTATAACCTGAGGAACGTCCATTATGCGCTTCTCACATTTAACGCACAGGGGACTCCTGTGTTTGGAACACCGGTGCATATTCCCGGTGCTGTATCCCTTTCTCTGGAAGCCAACGGTGAGCCGTCTATTTTCTATGCAGATGGTTATGCCTACTACACCGTGTCTAACAACCAGGGCTATGAGGGCGACCTTGAAATCGCCATGCTTCCCGATTCTTTCCGTACCGATGTGCTGAAGGAAACCATGGACAGCAATTCCGTCCTGATCGAGGATGCTACGGTTGAAACCGCTGCCTTTGCGCTTCTGTTCGAGTTTGACGGAGACCAGAAGAAGATCAGGCACGTCATGTATAACTGTACAGCGACACGTCCGACAATCGAGTCCGCTACCAATGAGGAAGAGATCGAAGTCAAG